ACGTAGACTCAACTGTTCCAGCGCCGCTAGCAGAACTGAAATCTACCGGACTAGACGGCGCAGAAAAGATCAACAGATCTTGGTAAACAATCCAGACGCGCTGCTCGTAGAGTTCAACAGAAGAACCAACAATACCAAAAGGCATTAGCATAATAGTGCCGGTTGCAGGCGTAGTAGGCGTGCCGCCTGTAAAAGTCAAGGTCTGCGTCTGCGGCGAGCTTACAGTAAAACCTGAACCTGGGTTCGTGCAAACAATATTGACGACTTGCCCGCCGGTGACAGTAACAGTGAACGTCGCACCGCTGGCGCCAACTGTCACAACCGGCGTGCCGGTGTAGCCAGAGCCCACGTTCGTAATCGTGATGATCGGAGAAACACCGCCAGCCGCGTAAAGCAGAGTTCCGTCAAAAATCCAATAACCGTTTCCAGTAGACGAATTTCCAACAATCACAAAATATTTATTACCCCACTGTCGTCCCATGGGGTTCAATGAGCCGTAGCCGTTTGTAACAAATGTGCCGGCAACCGAAGTATAGACGCTGACAAAAACGTTCGAAGGGTTTAGCTTCAAAAAGTTTGCCGAACCATCAGCAAAGAAAATAACAAGGTAGAGATCAAACTCAATATTGAAATTATAATAAGCGACGATGGAAACCGCAAAAGAAGTCGCAACTGGAACCGCGGTTGCGGTTGCACCAGTCAGGCCAGGACAAGCGGCAAAACTTACAGTCGGATTACTCGTGTAACCAGTGCCGCCGTTTGTAATATAAAACGCTGCAACCGAGCCGCCAAGCACGATAAAATATCCGGCAAGACCAGCACCTGCACCACCAGAAAACGCCAGCGCGTATTGGCCGTCTGTGCCGCCAGAGCCTGCATTTGTAATCGTGATCTGCCCGCCGGTGACGGTGTAATACGTCCCGTCAACTCCTGGCAACGGCCGCAGTTTGTTCTTTCCAGTGGGAAGATAATTCTCACACCACCAAAGTTCTTCGTCCTTAAGCGACAACCTCGAGCTATTATGCGCTAGAGTTCCAAAGGTGGAAAACTCAATAAAAGTTGTTCCACCAGGAAGCCCTAACGGCGCTTGCTGCTGTCCAGGCGAAGAAAACTCAGCCACGGCCATACCAGTTGCTTGTGTAACCAGGAGACGACTGCGAACGGCTGCGCTTCATAAAGCGCGTGTATTGGTTTGAAAAGTATTGAGCCTTGTCAAAAGACTCAGCGCCTTCGGCTGCGCGCATTGCTGCAAAATACGGAATGGCGATCAGCCATGGTTCAGGAATAAGCTCAATCGAAGCGTCGTTCACAAGATCGGAGGGGAGGCAAATGCAATCCCATTCCATCGTGTAGATATCGCTTGGAACTGGGTAAAGGTAGAAATTGCCCCGCACGCCCTGCCCAAATTGCGCACCAAAAGTAGGCACATCTGTAAACGAGCCGTTATACGTGCGGATGCGCGCTTGATACTGTGAAAAGCTTACTCGCCGGATCACATACCGAAGGTTGCCCCAAAGCAGCGCAACGCTCAAAACAGCTAAGATATCGCCAGCGCCAGGATGCGCCGAAAGATCAACAGTAGAGAACTCGTATACCTCTTGGTTCACAACTGTTGGAATGTTATTCACGAAGATGCGGCAGCACTGTGCCTCACCCGCAACCTGCTTTCTTGCATCGTTAATATGCGAGACAAGATCTCCAACGTTGTAGTTGGTCTCGTTGAGATCGTTCAGAAGCAGCTGGGTCTTCTGCAGGTAGGTATTAAGCATTTTTGCCCGCCATATAAGGTCCAGGTGTAGAAGTCGGCAGCGCCGACGGAACACCAGAGAGCGGGAAATTCCGCGGAAGCGAAGTCGAAGTGCTCTGCGACTTTGCAGCTTCAAGACGCTGCGTGTAAAGCGCGAGCATCTGCTGCGCATCGCTTTGCCGCTGCGCCGACAAGTAGGCGAGATACGCAGCGTAATACTTTACCGGGCGATCCCAAGGAAACGAGAGCAGATCCGTGCTCGTATCGTTTATAAGATCGGCAGGAAGAATAACGCAATCTGGTGCAAGGGTCAGCACGCTTGCGGGCGTCGGCCAGAGATACAGCGTCCCAGCTGCGCCTTGCGAAAGCTGCGACCACACGGTAGGATTGCCGGACTGCGGATTGATCGCGCAGTAGTTATAGAACCAATCCCAAGGCTTGTTCGTCAGCGGAACCGTGTTTCCGTTATACGCAAGCTTACGGACGATCAGAACGCTTTCAGCGCCAGTAATACCCGCAACGTTGATGCTGCTTATCGCGTAGGTATTTGTGCCGGAAACCGTTGCGAGAGAAAGCAGCCGACGGATTGCATATCCATCGGCTGCGACTTGCTTCCTCGCCTCATTGATATAATCAATGAGTTCCCCAGGGGGGAAAAGATTACTCGCGGTGTTCGACAGAAGCCGCTGCGTAGCGGTGAGATATTCGCTCAACTGCATACGCAGCGCCTTCCATTACAGGGTGGCCTGGATCTCGAACGTATCCGTGACGCCGCCGATGGCAAACGTCGCGGCCGGAGCCGTAGTCGGAAGGCTACCACTTACCACGATACCCTGCGTAATCTGCGGGGTCGGTGCAGTATGGAACAGCCCGCCATCAATGATGGTGGAGCCCGTCAGCGTCGTGGTGCCAGTGCCTGCGATGTTCGCGGTGCGAACCGTCAGAAGATCCGTGCTGATAGCAGGGTTCTTGTAGCCGGAAGCTGCCGTAGCCGCCTGAAAACCACCAACGGAATTGATGGAGACCGGAGCGGTCAGCGCAACACCTGCCGTGCCAACAGTCACGGTAGTAACTGCAAAGCAGCCCACGACCGAAGCCGCGGCGCTTGCACCGCCACCGCCTGCAAAAGACAGGGTAGGAAGCGCGGTCAGCGCCGTGCCGTTATAGCTGCAGCGCAGAGCAGCCACCGTGCCAGAAGCACCAAGCGCCGTGGTCGCAGCACCCGTAACAATAGCTCCGGTAGTGTTGTTCGGATCGAGCGGATTCGGAATCAGGCGAATCGTCGGAGCCGAGAAATAACCAGCGCCATTGTTCGTAACGGTAACGCTGGAAAGTACGCCACCACCGCCAAGAGTGGCAACTGCCGTAGCCGGAATGCCACCAGGAGCCGGCGGGCTGATCAGCACGATCGGCGGAAGCGTGTAACCGCTGCCAGCAGTCGTCACCGTGATGGTGTCCGAAATGCTGAACCCGGTAGTGCTGCTGTTGATCAGCGCCTGCCAAGTGGAGCCGCCCGCAGAAGCCGTCACAACCGGGGCAGAAGTATAACCGCTGCCTGCGTTCGTGATAACCGCACCGAGCGGGGTGCCGGTCTGGTTCGCTACACGGAAGTTCACGCCGTCGGAGTTCACCGAGACGTAACGATTCCAGCTGCTGATCCCGCGCCAAATCAGCGTGAGCGGATCATAATACTGCACCGTCGTATAACGACCGGGAGTGATCAGCCAGGTGCCAGCGGGAATAATCCAGCTCGAAGCCGCGGGCAGGTCAATCGTGTTCGTGCCATTCAGGCTCGTCCACGAAAGCGAGAAGGGATTGAGCGGCAGATTAACGCCGCTACCCCCGATTGCGATGATGCTCATTAGAAGGCACCTCCAGTGAAGTTGGTGATAATCGCACCGCTGGAAGGCTTCGAGGTAATGATATTATAGCCAAGAATCATCACACCAACCTGCCCGATCTGAAGCTGCGGCACGGTCGAATAGAAGCCGGAGAATGCCCAAGCGGCATCTTCGCTCATATACAGCGCGGTATACTTCGAGTTGATCGCATAGATCGTGCCCTTGGGGCACCAGTGATCCATGTAGATCCGAATACCGTTGATCTCCAGGTTCGGGAAGCTGGACCGCAGAGCGGTGTCCATGTCCCCGGTCTTGCCCGGATCGAGGTTCATAACCTCAGTGCCGATGAACGAAGTGTTCAGCGTAGCGAAATCGCTGGGGCTCATCACCACGAAGTCCGGGGCTTCGCCGCCAGCATTATCCGTGATCTGGATAAGATACTGCGCGATAGTCGCACGGTTCAGGATGTTGGCGCCACCGGCATCGTAATACTGGCCCTGCCAATACTGATTACCAGCCGCGATACGGGAGATGCCGCCGTAGTTCGCAACGCGCCCACCGTTATCGAACGCCTCGACAAAACCCTGAGGCATCAGGTTATTTGCAGAGTTATTCGAGAAGATCGCGCTCGACACCTGCTGCGCCGTCACCGCATACACGTCGTTCATGCGAACGTCGAGAATGGGCAGGATCGCTTCAGTGGACTGGATCAGGGCTTCACCCATGACCAGCGGCACCGGCACGGTGTAGAATGCGAGATTCCACTCAGCGTTCTTCACGCCGGGAATCACGCTGGGCTTCGTGAACGTGCCGGAGTATCCGGTCCATGCACCCTGCACCATCGAGGCGCCCTGCACGGGCTGCGTGATCTGTGACAGACCGCCTGCCGCCTTCTGCGCGTTGCCCATGAGCAGCATCGCAGTCGGGGTCGAGTAGTAGAACTGAACGACGACCTTCGGAATAAAGGCGCGCCGAGTCAGTGCCGAAAGCTCGTTGGCAATGTCGCCACTCGGGACGACGCCTGTTCCGAGGATAGGCATTCAAAAACTCCTATAATATAGGTTCCTACGGACCTTGCGCCGTAGTTACCTTAAAACTGACCAGCCTTCTGCGCAGCCTTTTCAGTGCGATACTGCCGCAACTGCGAGTTCATCCAACTCTTCCCCGTGCGGTCGGAGAACAGAAGCTTCAAATCCGGATTCTCGGATTCTCCCGAAGGAGGACGAAAGCCCCAATCCTTCGTGAAATCTACACCGAGAGTCTCATCCTGCTTAGCCTTCGGAAGAGACTTCTCATAAAGGGCGGCAGCGGCTGCGTAATTCACGAAGCCCTCTTCTTCCATCAGCTTTTCAATCTTGCCAATGGAGTCGTCGTCCCAGCCATCCTTGCGAAGCTTCTTGCGCTCCTTCTGAATCGAAGACGAAAACGATTCAGTCGCATCGCGGTCAGCAAGCTGGCGCTCGAGCTTCGAGAAGCGCTCATCCAGCGCCTGCTCGACAGCACTCACCTTCGCTTCAAGCGGGGCCGCAGCATCGAGTTCCGGGATCGAAGCGTCAGGGTTAAATTCCTTAACCACCTCCAGCAGCCTGCGGCGAGTCTTCGGATTACCACCGAGACGATCCAGCACTGCCTTAGCAGCAGCAGCCGTGTGATAATCGGACTCTTCAACTTCGATCAACGGCATCTTCGTCAGCCCTTCACGTGGCGGATCGACATGGAATCAGGCGACTTCGCCTTGATACCAGACAGGAAGCTCTTGCGTGCGCCCAGGTCGGACTTATCCAGCCCGACGCGAATCACGTTCTTGTCACCATCATTCTTCGGGATCGACTTGCCCGGAGAATTAAAAACCTTGCTCATATTATGCTCCCATCGGCGGAGGACCGCCCTCTTGACCCATTGCACGCAGCGCGGCCACTTGAGGCGCGTCTGCTTTCTGCGCCTGCATCAAGCCGACAAGCGCATTCTGTTCAATACCAGGAGACGAGGTTCCCGGCGGCGTAATCTTTGAAAGAGACTGGATTGAGCGCATAAGCTCTTTTCCCGCTTGGGAACTTGCGCCAATCAGCGGCAGGGCCCTCGTAAGAATCTGCACCGCCACATTTACCTGCGCCAGAGCGGCCGCTTGTAGCCCGCGATCGGGCGTCGGCATCTGAACGGGGGAAGAACCAAAAGGCGGCTGACCCGGAGCCGTATTCGCACCAACAGGGGGAGCCCCCATCGGCGGAGTCGGTGTCCCAGGCATCTGCGGCGGTGCAGGGATCATTACTTACGCTTCGCCATCCGGCGGGTCTTGCGAGCCATGCGCATTCTCCTACACGAGCGCCACCTGCGGGGTGGCTCCGACATTGGGGTTCTTCTACGCCGCCCCCCGAAGGAGACTTAGTTGCCCGTTGCATTCACACCTTGGGAATCCGTTATGGCTCCGGTAAATCGCGCTCAAAAAAGTGGAGGGAAGCGAACTTCCCTCCATAAGTTTGATTGGTGCCCTTCCCAAGACAACCAGCTAACCCATACCCTTCCCGCGACCTTTTGTCAATAGCTGAGGATTCTTCGCAATCATTTCCTGCTTCTGCTTTTGCATCTTGCGATACCGCGCCTTCAGCAAATCTCGCATCGGAAGATGAACAAGATCCAGCACGGTTTCACCGTCAATAATATCCATACGCTTAAGCATGATCGCGAGCTGCTTGTGGTCCTCTTCGTAAATCGGAGAGGACGAGTGGGAATCCACCGCGATGCGAAGGTTTTCTGGCAACTGCGAAAGCAGAAAAGCATCACCGTCAGGAGTAAGATGCTCTTTTGCTTCCTTTGCTGAGAGCAGCGAAAACGCCTTGTTTCCAAGCTCAGAGCATTGCCGCTCAACAAGAATTGCTCGATCGCGCAAGCGCGGCGAAGCAGTCTTCATCAACGTCGCAGCATGAGTTTGAGACCGCACGCCCGGTTCGCTTTGCCCAGACAGAATGCTTTGAAAGCCTGCCACATCGTCCATGAAAGAAAGAATTTCTTTCAGCTCTGCGAAGGCGGCATCAGGAAGCCTTGGGGTTAAGTCTTCGATCTTAGCCGACGGACTCTCTTCAGAAATAAATCCGCTTTCTCGGAAGCGATCATACGCTTCGTCCGTGATACCAGAAAAGCCCAAGAAAGCCAGAAGCTTGTCATACTGCATTCCCATAATTTTGCGGATATCAATTAGCCGCTCGCGTAAAAGGGCTTGCAGCTTAATCAGCGGGGCAATCTCGCTTACACCCCAAAGGTAGTTCTGCACTCGGTTTGGCTGGATCAGCGTATACGGGTGCTCAAGATTGACAAAGAAGTTGCTGCGCTTACCCTGTGTGATAAGAATATCAGGCGCAACGTATTGTAGCGTGGTGTAGTCGCCGCGCTCGTCATCAAGAATAGTCAGCTCGTAGAACTTGATCAGCCCGGCAACAATACTAGGCGCAAGCGTTGCGGTAGGCAGGCCCATCGTCGAGTTGATGGCGCCGCCAATCGCAGAACTGCTTGTGCCGTCAGTCATAATCGACGGCTGCGAACCGGAAAGAATTACCTGCCGGAAGAAAGAGTCTTGCTCTTCACCAGAGGTGTTCTTTCGCGCCTGGGTAATTGCCCGGCGGTAGAGTTCCTGCGCATTCGGCAAGTGCGCAATCCGACGCCAAAGGTCTTCCTTCGTGATCAGCATTCGCTCAACCATACACTCTTGTTCGTCTAGAGTGTTCAGGTCTTCGCG